CACCTGCTTTAGTTCTGTTCTTTGGGCAACGTGGTACTCATTGAGGTCTTTGTATCGGGAATAGTGTCGGCTCATATCCTCTACCTTGATGCCTGTCGATTGGATAGCTTGAAGAGCCTGCCGTCCCGCAGGGTCGTTGTCGAAGAAAGCCCGAACGGAGTCGATGCCTTTCTCGTGGAGATAGGCAACGGCTCTATGGATATTACTCACGGAGTTCAGAACGATGGAAGGCGAAATGGCTTCTTTCCCTTTCATCGTGAGAAGGGAAAGGAAGTCCATAACCCCCTCGAAAATGCACAGAGGGGCGTTGTTCGCTTGTCCTGCAATCACGGAAATATCCTTCGGAGCGATTGTGCCTTTGAATATCTTGTCGTCCCGAAGCTCATACCCTCCTGCACGATTGGGAAAGCCGATGGCGGAGTATTCTCTTCCTCCTACCTCATAGCGAACGTGATGGAGATAGGGGCTTGCCACGGCAAGGTCTATCTTGCGTACCTCTCGGAGATAGCTTTGCAGATGTAGGGGTAACGCTTCATTGATGGAAAGAATACGCCTTGTATTATTGGGTCGCTGTTCGTCCCTTCTCTGCCCTATGTGAGCTTCACGATGAAAGGAAGAAGGGGCGAGGGTTGTTGCTTTCCCTTCGGCAAGATGCGCTATTGCTTCGTAGGCACTGCATCCTCGCATCTTCATCACAAGGTCGATGATGCTTCCGCCTTGGCTCGTGCCGTAGTCGTGCCACAGGTTTTGCCGAAAATCCACTTTCAGGCTGGCATTCGGGTCTTCTCGGTAGGGTGCGTGATAAAGGGCATAGCCGTTGTAACGCTTGGCAGGCTTGATACCGCAGGCGTGCAGATAGTCTGCTATCGGTATCGCCTTGATGTATTGTAGATCGTAAAATCTTGATTTCATAAGTTGATTCGATGATTATTGAGTGAATAAAAAGAGTGGTTCAAACGGTGAAAGGAAAAAGCTCTTTTCTTACGGAGGACGGACTTTCTTGCACTCAAAGCAAAAAGTCTTTCTCTGCTTTTTCTCTTTCACTGTATATCTCCTTTCACAGTGAAAGAAGAAAGTATCTATGGTGTTTCTTATTCGCTTGGTTCTTTTCATTGTTCGTACTTCTTCTGTTTGCTTGGTTTTGAACTTTCATCCGAAACGGGATGCTGAAACCAAGTTACAGAGGCGAACACAGAGTCCCAAGGTTAGTGTGTCTGTTGCTTCGAGGTACAGAGAAATGCTCCGAGAATGGACGACACAAGCAGGAGAAATTGGGACGAAAAGGCTCAAAAGGAGCGAACAGAAAGGAGAACGACTCGGAAAGCGACTTCATCGGATTGCCAAAGCCTGCATCCTTTTTCCTCGGATGAAAAATGAGCGTCTGTTTTCATTGGCGATAGAGCCACTTCATACCATATCGAAGCCACAAGTACGCACTTAGAGAAAAGGGAATGGAACAGGTGGTTTGTGCTTGTACATTTACCTCAGACTTCCTGCTGTTTCCCTCTATTTCATCGAGGTTAGGAACAAGAATTTCGCCTGCGTACATTTGCATCAAAAAGAGAAAAAACAACAATTTAAAACGATTTTGATATGAGATTTACCGCCATCGATACCTCTGCTTGGGAGGAATTGAAAAAGAGCATCGAAGAGTTGGCTCTTTGTATGAGAGAAGAGTTTGGCACGAAACCCGAAGTCCCCGACCTGTTGCACAACGGGGACGTGTGCCGAATACTGAACATCAGCAAGCGAACGCTCCAACACTATCGGGACACGTCCGTGCTGCCCTTTATCCAAATCGGACATAAGTGCTATTACAAACGTGAGGATGTGGAAGCACTCCTTGCCAAGTCCAACCGCAAAATACAATGACTATGGAACACGAAATCGTAAACAAAGAAACACCCGAGATGAAGCAACTCATCTCAGGCATTAGAGAAGTAAGAAAACGCCTTCGGGAGATTGCCCAAACGCACCGTCCTCTCTTCGGGGGAGAAATCTACCTTACAGGGCGAGAGGTCTGCGAACGGCTTTTCGTCAGCCCTCGCACCTTGCAGGACTATCGGGACAAGGGCATTATTCCCTACACCCAAATCGCAGGGAAAATACTCTATCGACTATCCGACATCAATAGTCTACTGCAAGAGAACTATCGGAGATAAAGCATTTGGAAGAAGCGTTTTCCTGTCGTTTGGCAACCACACAGAAAGAACCTGCCGAATGGTCATCCAAAAGATACTGAGCAATCTCACCATCGCTCGGTATCTTTTTGCTGATTACTCGGTATCTTTTCGCAATAAATCAAGTACATTTGCGTTATTCACATCATAAGTCTTTTCCTCATGGATTCTGACAATGTAATATAAAGATGGAAAAATGAATACCTCGAAAAAGGATATAAGTGATTTTTTTACCTCAAACGGCTTCAACTTAATAGAAACGGAAGATTTGAGTTTAGATGAGAAGCAGAGCCTGATTAACTTGTGGAATAGAGAATATCCTCAAGGGCTATCTCATTCCTCTCTAAATAGCTTTAATCACTACTTAGATGGATTAAGCAATGCCAAACACTTCCTATTGAAGGAGCTATCTGATGGACAAATAAAAGGTTGGGCTTTCAAATTTTATAGAGATAATGCTCAATGGTTTGCCATTATCTTATCTGCCACCATTCATTCAAAGGGTTTAGGTAGAATGATGATTGAGTTGCTAAAATTACAAGAGTCTGAATTAAATGGATGGGTTATAGACCATGATTTGTACAAAAAAATAGATGGAGATACCTATTTTTCACCTTTGTCATTTTATGAAAAATGTGGATTTAAAGTATTGCTCAACCAGAGAATAAAATCGGATGTTTTATCTGCTGTAAGAATTAAATGGATAGCAAAACATTCGGCATCAAGCAATGTTTTCTCATAGATTTACAGCGATTGAACATATATTAAAAGCTTCAGAAATAATGGAAATAAGCAATATCCTCACTCGGATACAGCAAATTGAACATGGATTTCAGCATATCTTTCATGGAGCAAATGAAATCCTTTCTGCTTATTCAGAAAAACAATGTTTTGAATTTGCTCTTGACGCATTCGAGCAAGAAGCCTATCAAGTCCGCATGTTGGCAACAACAATATTGGGACGATTAGCGATAACGAATAATGATGCGCTTTGTCCTCTGAAAGCACGAGTAAGCACCGATAAAAATTGGCGTGTGCAGGAAATGCTTGCAAAGGCTTTTGATGAGGTTTGCAAACACAGAGGATATGAAGCGTCTTTGCCACTTATCGAAGAGTGGATAAATGACAATAATCCGAATGTTATCCGTGCTGTAACGGAGGGATTGAGGATTTGGACAAGTCGCCCATACTTCAAGGAAAATCCATCGGTGGCTATTGCTCTAATTGCTAAGCACAAGGCACACGAAAGCGAATATCTTCGGAAATCCGTAGGAAACGCTTTAAGGGATATAAGTAAAAAACACACAGACTTGATAAGACAGGAAGTGGAGTGATGGGATTTATCCAATCCTCAAGTTCTGTTCACTTACAAACTTGCAACGAAAATATTGAACCCTGCTAAATAATCACATTATCTGTATATGGAATATTGGTTAACTTCACCTGGAGACCACTTAGATTTTGGTTTTGGAATTACCGCAGAAACTTATTATAACTCGGCTAAATATATGGATGAAGGAAGACATAAAATTCAAGCCTTCCAACTTATAGAAATGCCTATTAATTTCTTATATAGACACTCTATCGAATTAGCATTAAAATCATTGATAATTATTTTTCATAAGAAATTATCTATCCCATACGAGAATGATTCTTGTGAGAGTACAAAGCCTAAAATCCTAAGTCAAGGAAAATGGCGACCTCTCTATAGTTGCCATTGGATTGATGAATTATATCGGTATTGGAAAGACGATTTGCTACTAAAGAATATAACAAGACTTGAATCCCTTGCTAATAAAGGAGATTGGAAAGAATACGAGGATATAACAAAGGCTATTCCTATTATTGCAAAATACGACAAACAAAGTTCATTCTTTAGATATCCTGTAACGGAAAATCCGAACTTGGATTTGGAGAAATTCACAATGAAAGAAGTGGATATTGAAACATTACGCAAGATATTTGAACAGCAAGAATCCATGAAAGAAAAAGAGAGTGGAGGAAATGTTATTTTGGCTATAAAAAATGATAATAATGAAATTATAAAGGCATACAGACAACAAAAGGAATTATTGACAGAATTATCTGATTCTCTAAAGAAAGTTGCTCATTATTTTTATTGCATCCATATAATGACAAGAATTGAATTATGTAAAGGAAAGTAGTAGCCACCTTTTATTACAATAAGAAATGTAATATCAGCACATAGGTGTGTGCTGACTAATCGATTCAACGCACAAATAAGAAAAAAGAGTTTGCTCCATTAGCGTAGAGCAAACTCTTTTCTATTTAAGCCTACATCTTTCTTTATCGTATCAACATGTCCATATCCCTTGCAATCTTTTGGTCGGTGATTTGGGCATAGATTTGCGTGCTGGCAATGGACGAATGTCCCATCATCTTGGCAATGCTCTCTATCGGAATGCCTGCCTCCAAGGTCAGCGTGCCGAAACTGTGTCGTCCAACATGGTAGCTCAGCGGAGTACGAACACCACACGCCAAGCCCACGGCTTTGAGATGGGTCAGTAGTTTGCCCTTGCTCATCGTATCGGGGAATATCTTGTAATCCTCTTTGCTATTCTTCTTCGTGTAGAGCGAAAGTATCTGCTCCGCTATCGGGTGTAGGGGTACCAAACTCTCCACTTCCGTTTTCTGTCTTGCCTTGCGGATATACCGCTTCCCCTCGCTGTTCGTTTCGATTTGCGAAGCTCGCAGGCTCTGCAAGTCGGCAAATGCCAACCCCGTAAAGACGGAGAAAAGAAACATTCTTCGGCTTAGTTCCGCCCTTTCGTCTTGCAATGGGAACGCCAAGAGCCTTGCCACATCGCCCTTGCTCAGGAAACGAGGCTTACGCTCCACGGTTTCGTACTTCACCTCTTCAAACGGATTGAAGCGTATAGTTCCCTGACTGACGGCTCGGTACATCAACCGACTCAACCAACACAAATGCCTGTTTATGGTTGCAAGGGCATAGCCCTCCTTCTTCAAATAGAAACGATAATCATCAAAGAAATCTATCGCAAGAGCCGTTAGGGAAATATCCTCCTCGCCACGACTTCGCACAAAGGCGTTAAGTTGCCTGTCGGAACACCGATTATTACTATACGTTCCCTCGCTCTTGCTTTCTCCTTGGGCTTTGAGTTCTTCCCCACTAAGGGCAAGAAGTGTCGTTAGAGTTCTCCCGATGCCTTGCAGGTGGTTCTTCAGAAGTTCGGCACTCACTGCTCCATATTTGTAGAGCAAGGTATTGTACCCCTGTTCGATTTCTTCCCGAAAGGTTTGCAGGCGTTGGTTGGTATTCTTGTCCGTTGTCTCCCCTCGCTTCACACTCCAATAGTGCGGAACGACACTTTCCCCTGTGGTTATCACTACGTTCGTTCCGTCTATGGTGATACGGCAAAGGATTGCCGTTGTGCCGTCCGCCTTAGTCTTGTTCTTATTGATATAGAATAGGATTTTGAATGTACTGCGCATAGCTCTTATAGGGTTAAGGTTAGATTTTCAGTGAAAGAGAGAAATCGCTCGAACTCATCGAAGAGCTTCTTCGGGGTAACATAGGCGTATCGCTCAGTTGTTTGGATGTTGCTATGCCCCAACATACGGCTTACCGTTTCGATGGGAACGCCACGCTCCAAGGTAATCAAGGTCGCAAAAGTATGGCGACCGACGTGTGCCGAAAGGGTAATGGAGATACCCGCCCGAAGTTGTAGGGCTTTGAGTTGGATAAGGTAAGCCGAATAAACAATGGGAGCAAATAGCGTGGTTCGTTCGTCAGATTGATAACGTTCTATCAAATGAACGGCTTCAGGCAAGAGCTTCACACGGCAAAGTGTATCGGTCTTTTGTCTGCGGAACTTCAGCCACCACGCCCCCTTATCATCCGTAAAGAGGTGTTCTCGATTAAGTACTACCATATCACAATAGGCAACACCCGTAAAGCAAGAAAAGAGAAAGAGATTGCGTGCGGTTTCCAACTCCACTTCATACGGCTCAAAGGTCAAGGCTTGCAACTTATCCAATGAAGCTCTGTCCAATGCACGAGGTTGTTTATTCTCTCCTCGTTCAATCTGTATGTGAGCAAACAGTTGTCGCTCTGTCAAGCCCTCATGATACGCCAAGCGACAGGCTTTCTTAACCGCCAAAGCCATCTTACGATAATAACCTTGCGAATGTCTCAACTTTCCGACAGAGTAATGTTGCAAGCACTCCAAGAAATCTTCTTCCATTTGTCCGAAAGAAATATCTGTCGTGTGGTACTTCTCCCCTATAAAGGCTTGCAGATGCTTGCGAATAGTATAGTAACTATTCAAAGACGCTGCCTTTATTTCGATGCCTACCTTTTGTGCCATATCTTCAACCATTCGGTTGTATCGTTCCAAAAAGGTGATTTGAGTTTGCATACTTCCTTGGAACTGCTCTTTGATATCAGTTGCCGTAAAGACTTTTCCTCGCTCACAAAGGACTCGATAAGCTGACTGTACCGAGAGAAGCAAGCGTTCCAACTTGCCATTCGTTGCCACTGCTTCACGGCTCTTGCCATTCAATCTGCTCTCACGAGCGTTCCACAACTTGGGATCGCACGAGAGCTTACAACTAAATTGGGCTATAGTTCGCTCGTAGGTTATCCGCCCCATGATCGGAGCTTTCCCCGACTTGTCCAATCCGCTCTTTTTCAGGTAGAGCAAAACCTTCATTTTGTCTTTTTCCATACGCTTCTTTTTTATGGGCAAAGTTACCCGATTTTGAAGCGTTTTCAGCTACGCAAAACATTGTGGTACAGAGCATAAGAACCGTAATCGCAGAAAAATGAGTTACCGAATACTCTTCTGTCGATTACCTTCTCCTACCTCTTCGTTACCATTCGATGAATGGACTAACGATTTGGTAACGGAACTTCTGCACAAATCCACATCTTCTGCACTTTATCTCTCTGAGCAAACCACCGAGATATGGCGCAAATCCCTCTCATTTCCATTTACTTACCTTCAATCCTCACCCTAATGCCCTTTCCCCTAATAGTTCCGTATGAAAATAAATTTCTTTGCGGGAGAAAATAAATTTATATACGGGAAGAAATTTCACGGCATACGGGAGGAAATTTTTCAGCATGCAGAAGCGGAAAAATCGCAAGGCGAAAAGGGATGGAAAAGAAAGCCCTACCCTATGATTGTGTATCGGGCAAACTTCAGCAGCAATATCTTCTGACCGGTATTCTTGAACGACACGGTGGCTTTCATGTTCTCGCCGGTTCCCTCAAGATTGGCGACGGTTCCGATGCCGAAACGCTGATGCTCGATGACGCTGCCCACGCGAAGTCCGTCGGGAGCAGATGTCACGGGGGCCGCTGGGCTAACGGGCGAAGAAATTTGCCTTACCTTTATCGGTCGCAAATGGGCGGTTTGAATGGCGGGAGATTGTTCTTCCTGTTTGAAAGCAGAACGCACGAACGGCCTTTCTGTCGCGGGGGTGTCGCCATCTGTTTGCATGAAACGCGGGTCGATTTCATAAAGGAAACGACTCGGATTTCCGAATTCCAGCTTTCCAAAGCGCCATCTGTTCTTCGCGCTCGTCAGGATACAATGCCTTTCGGCACGCGTGATGGCAACGTAAAAGAGCCGGCGTTCCTCTTCCAGCTCGCGCGGATTGTCCAAGCACATGGCGTTGGGGAAAATGTTTTCTTCCATTCCGACGATGAAGACCGTCGGGAATTCCAAACCTTTTGCCGCATGAATGGTCATCAGGCTGACCTTGTTGCCGTCGTTGCTGTCGCCGCTCTCCACATCGGTGAGCAGGGAAACTTCTTGCAGGAAATCCGGCAAGCCCGTGAATTCATCTCGCCCCGTTTCTCTTCTTTCCTCGACAAATGCCTGCAGACTGCTCAGCAGTTCTTCAATGTTTTCTTGTCGTGACAGTGCGTCGGGGTCTGTAGAACCGAAAATGTCTGCACTGATTTTGCTTTCTTTGATGATGGCCTTG